TGGCACGGGCTTCCGCTCGGTCTCCCACGAATCCTCGAGCGTCAGGAACCCGAAGCTCATCTGCTTCACGACCCCGCGCTCGAGCAGCGCGAGCTGGCGGTCGCTGAAGTCGCTCGCTGCAGCCTCGAACCATAGGCCCGAGCTCCTGAGCTCGAGCTTGAGGCCGGTCGATTCTCGAGTAATCGGCTGAGCTGCGTCATGCTGCCAGAGCATCACAACGTCGCTGCCATCGAGTGCTATCGCTTTACTGTCGACGCGCTCGATGAAGCCACCTAGATCCTGTGAGTTCCGATTGAACGGCACGGCCATCCCTCGAATCGTGCGCCCCTCGGATGTCTCCCTGACCTCGAGCTCCTCGAGGCTGTAGTCTCTGCGTTCGATGTTCATTCGTCCTTCCTATAGGCTCGGTGAGATGAAGCAGTCACAGCCGCTGTGCAGCGGCGGGTGTCCGATGGTCCTGCGTGGCACGAGATCGCCGGCGTCCGACTGTACGGTCTGACCCGACTGCACGAACGCCGTCTGGATGCCGACGATCGCGCCCGAGAGCTTCTTGCAGAATGGGCACGTGTCCGATCCAGTCGTGACCCATCTGAGCGTCAGAACGCCCGCTGCCACGTAAGCGAACTTTGCGAACGCGCCGTTGCCCTCGGTGGTGTTACGGCGAGCGACCTTCTCGGCTCGATTGTCGAGCCACTCCGCGAGGCGAATCTCGAGCTCGTTGATGATCTCGTCGAAGTTGGTCGCGCTGATGATCGACTGAAGCTGCTGCCTCGAGTTCATCGCGTGGTGGCGACTCGCGGTCGCGCAGTATTCTCTGATAAAGGTCTCGAGCTCGTCGGTGAACTCTGGCGGATAGCCGACCTCGATCGACGCCTGGGTGTAGATCTGGCGAGCATACGAGCGCATCACCGGCAGCATCGCCTCGGCGATCGTGTCAGTGAAAGGACCGTGATAGAACTCCTCGAGTTCGGTGAATAATCCGTCGGAACCTCGGAGCTCGTGACCATCGGCTGCGCGGAGCTGGCGCTTCATCATGCGGCGCACCGTTTTCACTTCGCGCTTGATGAGCCGCTCGGCCGCGTTACGAATCAGCGGCCGCGTAGCGTCCGCGATGCGCTTGCGATCTGCGAGGCTCCGAAGCGCTAGGTGCCCCATATCATCGGGCACCTCGAAGCCGTGGCTCCTGAGCTCATTAGCGAGCTCCCTCGAGGCTTCTGCTTCGCCGGCTGGCCCAGCTTCGGCCACGCTGACCGGCGCGATGTTGAGCGGCATCCAGTGCGTCGAGCCAGCTCTCTCGGAATCGAGCGGGTTCCTGTTCTCCATCGCCCGCCATTCGTCGATCGTGAGCGCACCCGCGTGCAGTTGGATCTGGTTCGCCTGAGCTCGAGCCATTGTGTCGGGTCTCATCAGCGCGTCCATCAAAAACTCGACGAACGTGCCGGTCTCGACGAAGCGCTCGAGGATCGAGTTCCGGATCGCTTGCTCCCATCTGATAGACCACGGCCGGATACAGTTGGTCGCGAACGATCGATTTTGTTCTGTCACATTCGAAAACGTGGCACGCTCGAGCACTTGCAGTAGGTGCGGGGGTACGTTGAACAGGCGAGCGATCTCCTCGCAGCTATAGCGCCGGAACTCGAGCGCTTGAGCCTCCTCCGGATTGGCGGACATGGCCGTGAAGCTGAGGCCCTCCTCGAGCAGCGCGACCGAGTTCTGTTTGCTGCCGGCGTGCGCCGATTGCCACGACTTGCGGATGTTGTCGCGGCTCTCGGGCTTGAGCTTGCCCGGATGACTCAAGATCCCCGAGGGCGTCGCTGAGTTCTGATAGAATCGCAGCCCGTAGTTCTCTGCCGCTTGGTTCATCGCGACAGCTCCTGCTCCGATGGTGATCGGGCTGTACCCGATGAGACCGTCCGAGCTCAGGCCGCGCACGTGCAGAATCTGCTCCGCACTGAACACTCGAGGCTGACCCGAGCCCTCGGTGTAATGGTACTCGATCGTGCCGTCGCTGAGCACCTTCAGCTTCATCTTGTCGGGATGCAGCGGGACGATCGCAGTGAGCTCGTCTGCTCGATTGACCTCGAGGCGGCTGAAGGAGTTACCCCGAAGCAGTAGATGGCCGGTCGACATGGCGAAGTAGTCCATCGAACTCTGCCAAGAATTAGGCTGCCAGCGCAGCATGTCGTAGAGTGGCAGATCCCGAGCTCGCTCCTTCGCCCCGTCGTCGAGTTCACGATACAAGACGCACGGCATCGAGCCGATCGTGTTGGCGATCAGATTGACCGCAGCCCACACCGGAGTCGAAGTGAGCGCAGTGCTCGGCGTGATGTTGCCGATGTTGCGGTAGCGGGTCGACGGCTCATACCAGAAGTCGTCGCCGGCGGGCGGATTGGCCCTCTCCTCGAGCACGCTGAAAATCGACATCTAAAGCCTCCCCATCCTGTAGACGCCCATGAACCACGAGATCGCGCCGAGAGCGATTAGAGCTCCCTGCCAGCCGGCGTAGGCCATAACGCCGAGAGCTACACCGAGCATGCCGCCGTAGATGTGAACATCCCTCAAGTCGGGCTTCGTCATATCACCATTATCCCCTCTGATTCGTAGACACTTCCCCCGTCCCAGAGACTCGCTCTGGCGAGGGCGTTAATAGTCGCCGCGATGCCGTCGATCTTGTGCTTCTGTTTGCGGCCCTTCCGCACTTTGATATTGCCCGCTGGGTCGTGAGATATGCTCACGTTGTTCGCTTGCCAGGCGAGGCACGGGTTGCCGCCGTGCGCGAGCTTGCCACTCACGACAAGTCGCTCGAGCTCCTTCGTCGGTTCCGACAGCGACATGAATCCCTGCCGGATCGGGACCGGCTCGAGGCCCATGTCGTCTCTGCAGCGAAGCGCCGTCTGCTGCGCCGACCACGGGTCGTATGCTACCTCGAGCACGCGATACTTCTCGCTGAGCTCATAGATGTCCTTCTCGATCCACTGGTAGTCGATGACGTCGCCGTCGGTCGCTTCGATCCAGCCGTCGCGATGCCATGCCGAGTACGGAATGTGCTCGACGCGTTCGCGCTCGAGCATCGTTTCCTTCGGTATGTAGCAGCGCACCCATAGCCGCCAGAGCTCGTCCTCGAGCGGCGGGAACACGAGCGCGAGCGCAGTGAGGTCGAGCTTGCTCGAGAGGTCAAGGCCCATGTAACAGTCGCGGCCCTCGAGCTCCTCGAGATCGACTTCGCCATCGCAGGACATCCAGTCGTCCATGTCGAGCCATCGCTCGATCTGCTGGCTCCACTGATTGAGGTGTAGACGCGTGAACGCGTTCAGCGAGCTCGGCTGGCTGAGTGCCTCGCTCGAGCGCTGCTCGAGGAAAGTCGGATAGATGCTGACGTCGAGGTTCGGGTTCGCCTTCTCCCACGTGGTTCGGGCATACGGATCGTCGCCGGCGTCGGCCGCGCAGATATACGGGAACCACGAGTCGTCCTCGATGGTGCCGTTCAGTATATGCACCGCGTGGTCGTGAAGCTGGAAACCGATCTGCTCTTGATCGTAGAGCCCTGCTGTCGTGATTAAAATATTCATAGGCTCCTGACGTGCGGCCTGAGCTGTGATGAGCTTATCCCACACCGTGCGGTCCTTGTGACTGTGGAGTTCGTCGATCACCGAGCAGTGCGGGCTCAGGCCATCGAGCGTTGAGCCTTCGCTCGAGAGCGACTCGAACTTCGAGCTCGTGCGGAGTACGCTGAGATTGCTGCGCTGCACCCTGACGTGCTCCTGCAGCGACGGGCTCTGCATCACCATCTGCTTCGCGAACTCGAACACGATCTTCGCTTGATCGCGTTTCGTAGCTGAGCTGTAGACCTCGGCCCCGAGTTCGCCGTCAGCGATCAGCATGTACAGCGCGAGCGCAGCGGCGAGTGCCGACTTCCCGTTCTTACGTGCGAGCTCGAGCCAGACCGTGCGATGCAGCCGTAGACCGTCGGCTCGTTTCCAGCCGAACGCCTCGAGGCAGACCACCTTCTGCCACGGCTCAAGCAGCATCGGCTGACCAGCCCAGGCGCCTTTATAGTGCCGGCAGAAGCCTTCTATGAATCGCACCACGCGTTCGCCGGCCTCGATGTCGAAGTAGTAACCTTTCGCGGGATACTCCTCGTGAGCTCGTAGGATGCGGGCGCGAGCCAGCAGCTCGAGCTCGCCCATCGTGCGGTCGGTTTCTAGGAGCTCAGTGATAAGCTCGAGACCGGCATCCGGTGGCGCCATCGTCGCCGGCGTCATGCGATCGCCTTCGGCCGGAACAGGAACTCCTCGGCTGCGTCCCTAGGAGCTTCTGAGCTCGAGGCGACAATGCCCGAGCGACTCGAGGGATCGAGCCCGAAGCGCGGGCCGACTTTGCTCATCACTTGGAACGCTGTGTTCCGAGCTCCGACCTCGGGGATCACTTGGCGGTAGCCGCCCTGAGTCGTCTGGTAGATTTTGCCGACTCCGAGCTTGTTCAGCTTCCGAGTCAGCTCCAGCCAGTCGCCGTATGCTTGGCAATAAGTGCCGAACATCGACGCATCGACTTCGGTCAACAGCCCGAGCTCGTGCAGCTTCGGG